CGAATTCCTTGAAATCATTCGCCAATAATGACGTGTTCAAATACACATCCTGAATCGCAGGCTCATACACCTTCGTTATCGAATTCTCAACTGCGAAAAAATTAAGTGTCGTACCCCTATTAAGAATTAGACTCTGTGCCCAACTTCCGTTATAATACAGAATTGTAATACCGCTCACAACGGATAGCCCACCGAAATTAGTATACAATCCTCCCTCCGTAGCAATATAGAATACATATCCTTCCGGCGTTCCAGGGTCTGTCGTAGCTAAAGCAAGCCCTTTGAAAATATACCCCTTTCCTAGTAATCTTGTGATGGCATCTTGGCTCATCGGGAGCAGTGTGTCATTCCCAAAATCTTGTAAGCAGGGGCTACCTTCACCTCCGTAGTCATGTAAGACTAAAGAAGTAAAGGCTTTACTACCGTTACCGCAAGCCCATTTGTTATAATTGGTGTGGTTTGATGATTCTGTGGCTATCATAATCATTTCACCATCAGCCAACACGGGATTATACTTCTTCCAGTTAGCCAAAGTATCTCTTCTGATTTGGATTTTATCTGCCATAATTGTCTGTTTATTAATTATAATGTATTACTGTCAAAAACTCGTTCAAAGACTTCTGTATCAGAATAGCCTCCATTAATATTCCGAGTGTACGTCGAATCTGGAGTGGAAGCATATCCTCCATCAAGGATAGAAGTGAGGGGATGGTAAATAGCATAACTCACCTTTATTGAGAGTTCATTTACGGTGACGAAAGCTGTCAACCCCACCGAAGGCACTATTTCATGCACGGCCACATTCATGGTTCGATATATATTCCAGTGAATAAAGTATTAACTTGAATACGATAACCACTCTGTGCATCCTCATCAGGAACACGGGCAGTTATTGTGCAAAAGAGGTTGCCCGGCGCAAGTAACATGGAATCAATGATAAAGACAGCATTCTCCTCATCCCTCCTTCGAATGTCTTTAGGTAAAAGTTCTATCTTTCTTTGACAAAGAGGAGTGAAAAACACTGCCGACACAAGATTATCTATCATGGATATATCATTAACCGGGTCGATGTGGATTACCACCTTATATTGAGTGCCAATTTTACACATACTACACCCTCCTATTCCGTTTGTTCCGTATGATACGTCTTGTTCAGATACGCCATCGCCGTGGAGAACGCCTCCTTCGCCGCCTCCGTCTCGCCGGCCGATTGCAGGAAGAGTCCTGAGGCCAAGTAGGAGAGCGGATAGGCGTAGGTGGCATCCATGTTGATCTGGTCGCCCGATATCGAAGGAGTGGCGATATACTCCAGCGTGAACGTGCCGCCTGATTTTGTGGCCGAATGGGCCAGCACCGCCTTGTTTGTGGTGCTATCCACGAGGAAGGCAAGGGGTGAGTGAGGGCCCGCCCCAAGACCCGGCACGGAGTAGAACTGGGCGTAGTACAGGTCGTGGTTGGTAGGCAGCAGGTTGAAGACAGGGCGCACCCACTCCGAGAGCTGCACGCTGATGAGGCGCTGGTAATCGGTGGGCAGGTTGATAAGGGCATACCAATACTCATCGGGACGTTGGATCCACAACACTGAGCCCGTATCGTTCAAACGCGATATGGGACCACGGTAAAGCGGGTTGCCGGCCAGCAGCGGCACAGCCATCCGCACGAACTCACTGATCGAGGAATCCGTCTCCTCGGAAAACGTGTCGTCCGCCGTGTCCATCTCGTTGATGATGACACGCACCCTGCTTGCTATCTCTTCCAGACTGATCATACGATGTAATTTACAAATTCAACATGATACGCCGCGCACAACCCGGCCACTGCCGCCTTGGTCTTCACCAGGGAACGGTCCACGCCGTAGTTGACGCTGAAAAACTCTCTGGCCTCGATCAGCGAGGATACCGATTCGGCAGGAATGGTCGGCGTAGCTTCGTCTGTCGCTGCGTCGCTGCGGCTCTCTTCCTCCTCGCCTTCGGAAGCGTCCTTGTCGATGCGCTGCTCTCCGACGCCCAGCGAGGTGGGCGCATTGGGCGTCCATCCTGTTCCCGACAGGTTGTCCGTAGGCTTTTCGTAGGGCAAAGCACTCATCTTGTGTCCGCTTACCGCATAGGCCTCGGGGATTTTCGCCTGAGGAGCGTGTAGGGTGGTCGGCTTTTTTGTCTGCCCGGTATCGGTGGTCTCCAAGGTGATTCGTCCCTCACGGAACCAGCGGTGTGCGCAGATCTTGCGGGCCAGGCACTCATCCTCGGTGATGAACATCGAGATGCCGTTGCCCGTAGAGGCAAAGTTGATGTACTGCTTGCGCCCGCGATGGGTCACCTGAAACGACGGTACGGATTGGGAGCGAAATTTATATTGCATATCTGATCTATATTAAGGAGGGGAACGGAACTTTCTTTTCACCCCGTTCCCCTCTGTAAAGAAATATGATGACACAAAAAGTATTAAGCAGCTTGCTCATTCGTTGCAGCCTGACCCTCCGTAGAAGAACCCTCTGTAGAAGAGCCTGAAGCGGGCTTCTCGGCCACATATTCAGGCACCATCAGGCGAGCGTGTGCGTTCGGGAACTGCAGTGTCCAGCACGAGAACTCCGACATGGTGACGGCGTTGGAGTTGCGCACGAACAGCTTGTGCAGGTCGTAAGTCTCGCGGCTCCAGTTCTGGAACACCCACTTGTCGAGGTATTCGGCATCGAGCGAGAAGCCGCGTCCCTTGAATCCCCAGGCATTGAACAGGTCGTGACGGTAGAACATCAGCTTGGTGCCCATGCTCTCGAAGCTGGAGAAGTCCAGACCGGTCTTACCGTAATTGTCGGCGGGGGTGAGGATACGCATGCGGTTGTGGGAACGAATCTTGCAGAGTGCCGAGTAGATCATGTTATCGACGAAGACAAACTTGTTGCGCGAAGCATTGCCGGCATCCTCGTTGATAGCCTGTACCAAATCCACGAGCTCGTCCTCCTCAATCACGTATTCCTTGACGTAGTAGCCGTCGCTGTCCACGATAGGTTCGCCCTTGGCATCCCGTTTGATTTCCCAGTGGCCCAGCTCCAGATCCTTGCCCGCACGATACCAGATACCCTCGCAGGTGTACACGTTACCCTGGGAGTTGAAGGCCAGCTTGCTCTTGACGCCAAACAGGCCCGTCGCCTCCATGCCGATACGCATATCCTCCATGGCCATACGTTCCACGCGCGTGAAGGACCAGTCCACCTCGTTCTCGCTCATGCGGTCGTAGATGGTCTGCTCCACCATCATAATGAAGCGCTGGCAATACTGTTCGGAAGCTTCAGGCAGGGTGTAGTAAGAACCCGTGGATACATCCTTCTCGGCAGCCGCACGGCCCATACGCAGCAACACAGTGCCTGCGGGGAGGTCGGGAATCAGGAAGGGAGCGCCGTCGGCCGTGCGCTTGCCGTTCGTCGCATAACAAAGCGGCAGGTTGGTCTCGCTGGAGATGGCGTGTACACGGATCTGCAGCGGGTGATACTTGTCCACCTCGTCCGTGCCGGGTTGGTAGCCAGGCACAAAGTTACCGTTCTTGTCCAGTGCCAGGAGGGTATCCATCTCGCCCACGATATTGTCGGCCTCCAGTTGGATAGCCTTGGGTGTCTTGGTGTTCATGGCCGAAAAATCCTCGGCGATGGTGACACGCAGGGGACGCTGGCCCACAGCGTAGTATTTCACCGTGATGGACGAGGACTTGTTGAAGCCAGCGTGACGCAGAATCTGGTCGATCGGCGTGCCCGTGAACTTCATCTCCACGATGCGCTTGTCGATCTGCTTCTGATACCATTCGGCATCCTGAATCTGCTCGTTCTTGGTCACAGAGGACTCGCCCTCCACTACATGACCTGCACCCGGCAGTTCACCTACCTGCTCGCCCGTGGCGAGGGTGGCAGCCGCTGCGGCAAAACCGCCGCTTGCAGCACCGATGAGGAACATCATCAGCACCTGCAGCAAATAATTGAATGATTTTGTAATCTTTCTCATACCTCAAATGTTTTATTAATGAATAACTGATTATTGGAATCTGCGTTTCATGCGGCCATATACCTCGGCCGTGGGGTCCTCGCTGGAGGCCGCGCGTTCGCCGCCGCCCGCTCCGGTGTCGGTGGGCACTTCGGAGAGATCACGGTGTGAGGGCCGGCGCGAGCGTGAGCTGCGGGCTCCCTCCTTGCGGGCTTCCTCCTGTTCGGCATCCCGGTTAAAGGCATAGATGAGGCGCGTCCAGTCCTCCTTGGTCAGGCGCAGTGCGGCCGCACGGTCCGCCGCCCCTTCCTCCTCCTCGGTACCATAGAGCCAGAGGGTGAGCGCCTGCAGTGTGGCTTCGTCCACGTTGGTTTCCTTGGCCGCCTCGGTGAGCGCCTTGTCGGAGGCGTCGTAGTCCTCGGCCAGCTGTTTCTTGGCCTTGGCTTTCTTTTCGGCATCCTCGGCATTCTTCTTGATGCGTGCCGCCTCGAGTTCCTTGGCCTTCTGGGCGATCTCGTCCACCGACATGCCGGCGGCATAGTCCTCCAGGTAGTTCTGGGCCATATACTCATTCAGGGAGAACGGAGAGCCGTCTTCCTTCATGCCCGTGGCCAGTCCGCTCACCAGGCCCGCCGCCCGGCTGTCGCCCAGCATGTCGTTGAACTGCTGGCGCGACTCCTTCATCTTGTCGTAGTCGCCCAGCGTCTCGCCCATATACTGACTGACCGCCTCGTCGTCGTCCAGATTCAGGTCGGGGTTTCGCTGTGAGAGCATCTCCCGCCATGTGGGTTTCTTCTGATTATCTTCTTCGTTCATAATTTTAGTGAGTTAAAGAATCATTTTGTGCGAATTTAGACAAGTATTTTACCCCTCAACTTATAACTTGCCAAACTCATCCATTAATTTTGAGCAAATCAATGCTTCATCAACATGCGACACGAGGGAAATGTCAGCGAGGTAAAACTTAGCCGGAACAAACTATTGGTGAAAATGTACAGAGAGGTGCTGGCCGCCTCCAAGGGTCCTGTCACCATTTCGGAGATCTGCGAGGTGATTGCGCGTCGTCCCGTGGACCGTTACTACATCAGCGAGGAACGGGGATACAACATTTACTCCGATTGGGTGAAAAAGCGCAGACTGCCGCAAGGCGGTTACTGGCCGATGCAGATGTACATCGGATATATCAGCGAGTGCAACCGATTGGTGAACAGTGGCCTCAGGCCCTGGGAGGCCACCAAGCAGGCTATCGAAAAAGGGGCGTGCTGCATCGGTCTCTCGCCCATGCGTATCTACGACATCCTGCTGGAGGAGCGGGCCAAGAGGAAGGGAGCGAAATGAGACGCTGCCTGCTTATCTTTCTGCCGCTCCTGGTTTGGATGCCGTACAGAGAGGTCTGTGCCGCCTCGCCCTTCCTGTATATGATGGGGCATACGGGCTGGCTGCACTATGCCTGCAACCTGGTGGCCTGGCTGCTGCTCTACCGCGTGGTGACGGTAGGGCGCACGCTGGCGGCCTTGGCATGCGCCTCGATGGTCTGGGAGTGGCTGCCCAAGACGCCGCCTGTGCTGGGGTGGAGTGTGGTCCTCTATTTCTACTTCGGCATGTTGTTGTCGAGGAGGAACTGGGCGGGCCTCGTTCTGCCCGCCTCGGCAGGCCTGCTGATACCCGGTCTGGCAGCCTGGCATCACCTGGCGATGTTGGCATGTGGTTATGTGTATAGGAGGATAGAGAAAAGATGGATAAGGACAAGGTACTGAGCAAGGACAGGATAGCGGCCCGACACATGGTGGAGGAGAATGAGCGCCGCACCCGTGAACTCTTTCCCGATTACAATCCGATTACGGGAGAGCGTGCACCGGGGGAGCGGCGTGCCGTGCATATCCCCGACCTTTATGCCGGCGTGTCTGCCACGCTCTATCTGCCCGTGCCTATGATGAGTGTGGGGATGGTGTATCGGTTGTGTCAGGCGGGCAGCATCGAGGCGTTCTGCCTGCAAACCTATGGGGAGTACAACGAGGAGCTGCGGGACACGGTGCTGCGCAGCTTCCTGAAAGCCTGGGTCAAGCACGACATCTATTTCTATTGCTACGTCTATGCCCGCATCCAGAACAAGGAAGGAGGGGATGATATTCCCTTCAAGCTGCGTCCCGCCCAAATCCGTTTGATTATGAAGCTGGAGGCGATGAGGCTGGCCGGCAAGCCTATCCGCCTGATTCTGCTGAAGGCCCGCCAGTGGGGAGGCTCCACTGCGGTACAGATTTACATGGCTTGGATCCAGTTCTTCTGGATGAAGTCGTGGAACAGCGTGATTGTGGGTCACCAAAGCTACTCCGCCGAGCAGGTGAAGAAGATGTACGTGCGCCTGATCACCCAGCTGCCCGATTTCCTTTTGTATGAGGAGGGCGTGCCCTATGAGGAGGACAAGCCGAAGATGAAGGGAGGCGGCACGCCGAACGTGACGGTTATCCCCTCGAGGAACTGCGAGATTGTCACCTCTACTGCCCTGAACCCTGAGGGACCGCGAAGCGGCAATACGGCGCTGGCTCACTGTACCGAAGTGGCCTTCTGGCCGCAGACCGAGAAGTACGACCCTCGCCGTCTTATCAAGTCCACCACCTCCAGTATCCCCGCCAAGCCGCTCACCATGATCGTCTACGAGAGTACGGCCAACGGCCAGAACTTCTTCAAGGATGAGTGGGACCGAGCCAACCGCGTGAACGAGTACGGCGAGAAAGAGAGTGCCTTCGAGCCCCTGTTTGTGGCTTGGTACGAGATAGAGATGTACCGCCTCACGCCGCCCGACCTGGAGGAGTGGGCCCTGACGCTGATCCAGCGCAAGGAGGACAAGGTGAACCATGGGGATTACCTCTATTGGCTGTGGAGCATCGGTGCCACGCTGGAGGGCATCTATTGGTACAGGGAGAAGATGCGCGAATACCAGGATATCGAGGATATGCAGCAGGAGTTTCCCAGCAATGCGGTGGAGGCCTTCAAGTACAGCGGCCAGAATGAGTTCGACCTCTACAAGATCGAGCAGATGATGAGGCTCTGCCGCAAGCCGCTTGTGGTGGGCGACATCGAGGGTGTCGTACCCAAGGGCAAGGACAGCATCGAGCACCTGAAGGTATATGCCCGTCACGGAGGTCCCCTGAAGATATGGGAGCAGCCCAGCCGCGAGGACCTGTTGCAGTACCGCTACCTGGTGTCCGTGGATATTGGAGGGCGTTATAAGACGAGTGACTACAGTGTGATTACCGTGTTTGACCGCGAGGACATGATGCTGGACGAGGAAGGTATGCTCAACGAGGATGCCGGCCCGCGTGTGGTGGCGGAATGGTGGGGACATACCGATCCTGACCTGCTGGCCATCAAGTGCGCCCAGATTGCGCATTACTACCACGATGCCCTGCTCGTGGTGGAGAACAACACCGCCTACAGCCGCATGAACGATGTGGAGACGGAGAACATGAGCGAACTGTTTTTCCCTACGTTGCTGCCCATTTACGACCATCTCTATTGCAGCCGTAAGTACAGCATGACGGACAAGACGATGACCAAGGATATCAAATGGGGCTTCCACACCAGCGCCGACACCAAGAGCGCCCTGATCAAGTATATGGGTACGTGTATCCGTGACGGACTCTATCTGGAGAGGGAGCGTGAGGCCCTGAAGGAGTGCACCTACTTTATGAAGTTCCCCAACGGGAAGTACGGAGCCATACCCGGCAAGCACGATGACCGTGTGATGAGCCGTGGTATCGGCCTGTGGGTGTCGCGCATGGAGTGGGACCGCTTCCCCGTGAAACGCAAGAAGACGCCCGAGGAGCGCCTGAAGCAGATACAGCAGATGAGAGAGAATGCCCAGAGCATCGAGATGATTATGTAATACGATTAATATGGAAAGGAAATGAAAGCAATGAAAAGAATCAAGCAAGCGGTCGGTCTCCTTATGGAGGGGCTGCGACATAGGCGCGAGGCCCGCTACCTGTTGGAGGCCAGCCGCCTGTACAAAGAGGCCGTGGACGAGGCGGAGATGGAGCACGCCAAGTACGGTTGGCGTTATCATGTAGTGTGGGATGAGGCCCGCAGGGGACTGATCTGTCTGACCTACGAGTTTCACGAGGGCCACTGGAACAGCTATTGGCTCCTTCGCCAGCGTGGACGCTTCAAAGCGCATATCTCCATCCCCGATTTCAAGGCCCTCTGTTTCTATTATACGGCCAGCAGGTGGAAACCTAAATGCCCGGAGCGGGAACAGCGCGAGAAGATGGTGGAGTTCCAGAAATTCTACGTCAAGCGAATGATGAAGCACGAGGTGTCCCGTATTAACCATGGTTCCAAGGGAAAGCTTGGGCGTATTCAGGAGAAATTCCTATCTTTGTTCCCACACGAAAGCAAGAAGATGCCGTAAAGCGTTACGGTGTGCAATAATATTTTATTTATTTGTTCAGCTCCGGACGATGTGAATCGCTCGGAGTTTTTTATGTCCGTTTGTCCCGCTTTAACCATAGTTACAGACGGTCATACACGTAATCACCTCTTGTCGAAGTACCTTTGTCATACAATTCAGTCATACGAAATTTGAAAGCTGGAGCCTTCTTGAAGTTTTCACTTTTCACTTTCACGATTAGTAAATCTATCTTATTTGGAAGGTTTTAAACGCAAAAGGGCACGATGTGAATCGTGCCCTTTGCCCTTCCGTCCGCTCTCTTCCTACAGTGAGCTGCGCTTGATGCCGTTAACCAAAGTTTCCACCATCTCTTTTACGGTGTTCAGTCCGTCCTCCAGACGGTCCATTCGGCTGTCCCTCTCCCGCTTTTCCTTGTACTCCACATCCAATTCGGCCAGGATAGTGTCACATTTCTCCAGTATGGATTTGTGTCGGTCCACGCTCTCGATGACCGACACACTGTGCTGCCGCACGGCCTTGACTTCGCGTACCACATCCTCCCGCTCCGTGGAGATGACCATGTTTCCCGCGTAGGTGACGGAAAGCATTTCAGGTATGGCATACGTAAGGGTCTTCCCGTCCGCTTCCACGGTGACATCCACGATGCGCTGCATACTGGGCGCCATCTGTCCCGGTTTGGCGGGTTCGATGTAAGGTTGCCCCACGTTGACGATCCGTCCTTCCTGGACGTGCATGGACTCCTTGTCGAGCATATATACCGGATAACCGGCTTTGGAATCTTTGAATAATAGCATAATTTGTCAGAATTAAGTGGTTTTTAATGCGGCAATCAGGGTCTCGTTCTGCTTCAGCTGGCTCAACTCCAGACGGGTGTCGTTGTAGCGCTGCTGCAGGTCCTGCGACCAATGGCAGTTCAGCGTGTCGATGATACGCTGGGTGTTGGCGTTGCCCGCCTGAATGATCTCGCAGGTCTGTGCCTGGGTGGCATAGCCCACCTGACAGAATCCTTGCTGCAACTGGTTGCCCAGCATGGTGAAGTTCTGCTGGTTCTGCACCGACGCTGCGTTGATAGCCTGCGTGAGGGCGCCCGTCTGCTGACAGTTGGCCAGTTGGTTCTGGTATCCCATCTCCAAGATAGCCGATTTGGTCTCGCAGCAGCAGTTCTGCAGGGCCTGCGTGATGTTCGCGTTGCCCAGGGTGACAGCGTTGATCACCCGCTCGGCCGAGAAGCCTACCTGACCCGACAAGCGGTCGATGCCGCCGCGTACGTCGCAGATAGCGCCTTGCAGGGCGTTGAAATCGCAGTTCAGGTTGCTGGCCAGCTGGCCGATAGCCGTGGCGTTGCCGCGAATGGCATCCATCAGCAGGTTGCTGTTCTGGTCGGTAGCCATCTGAGAGCGGATAGCCGCCAACTGGTTCTGCACCTCGATGTTCTGCTGTCCTTGTGCGCCGCCTTCACCGCCGCCCCATCCGTTGTTACCGAAGAAGCGTCCGGCGAACATCATCCACACCAAGTAGATAAACGGATTGTTCCACTGATTGTTCATGCCGCCGTTGGCTGCCAGGAAAGGCATGAAATCATTGTTCTGCTGTCGGCCCATGCCGTCGCAACAGATAATCTTGTCAATTTCGCTCATAACATTACAGATTAAGTTTCTGCCTTATGGCATTGAGCGCAAAGATAGCAGGTCAGAGCGAGAGTGAAAAGGAGTTGCTTCCCAGCTGTTTCCGTATATTTTCCAAGTTTATTCCCAGGATCCTTTTCTTGCGGCGCTGCTCCCACGAGGCAAGGATATAGCCCACCGAGCGCACGGTTTGATGGATGAGGCTGGCCGTGCGTCCGCGGGAGAATCCGCAGCGCAGGAGCACGTAAACGAGCAGGCAGCGGGCATCCACCACCTCCTCCTTACGGGAGGGAGAGAGGATATCGTCGGGGGACACTTCGGTCTCCTCGGCCACCAGAGAGAGTATCTGTTGAAAGAGCGTAAACGTACACATAGCATGATTATGAATTAGTGATTGAACAAAACGGGCTATCCCGGTGTTGACTGGCTATGTGAATAGACGAAAGTCGGGTTACAAGAAGGTTAGAGAGAACGGGGCAGCCGCTGCTGCCCCTTCCTTTGATCATGAAAAATAACAAAACAAAAAGACATAAGGTATATATAAAGAGAGTATAATCAATTCCCCGATCTCTTTTTCATCAGCAGAATATACAGTGATTGCAGCACGAGGAGCGCCAGCATCGGCTCTCCTGCCCACAGCTTGCACTTCTGCCAGAGGGTGAGCTTCTTCTCCACCTCGATTCGTTGGGTCTGCAAGACGGGCTTCTCGACATACTTTACCCGTTCCTCGTAGTGGGGGACCTCAACGATGAGGCTGGCGCCCGGCTTGATAGAGAGGGAGTGCGAGAGCAGTCCGCCTGAATAGCGGGCCCAGGAATAGGCGTAGTCGTTGTGGAGATAGGATACCGTGTCGGGAGAGGCGATCGTGTCCTGCGCCGCCGGTATGGGGACCAGTACCGTGGTGTCGTGCACCGTCACATATTCCGTTGTTCTCGTCTCCAGCGGCACATACTCCGTTCGGGTGTGTGTGCCGCAGGCGCTGCACGTCAGAGCCAGGCCCACGATCATCCCAAGGAGCATCTTCAGGTTATTGGTGCGGTTGCGCCATCCCTCCAGGTATCTCTTTTTCTGGGGGGCATGCTCCACTACGTTGTCATAATAGGCCAGTCGGGCCTCGCGCAGCGCCTCGAAGAGCGCATGGGCATCGCGTGCGTTGATAGCCTCCAGGGTCTTGGGCCCCATCTTGCCGTCCTCCACGGCATTCACCACCCGCTGCACGCCCTTCACCGCATTGCGGTTGCCGGCATTGTAAGCCCAGTCCACCAACATATTGGCCACGGACTGCGAGCGAATCAAATCAGCGCGGCACACATCCCAGTACATCGTTTTGGAGATATCCATCCAGTGTGAGAGGGGTATCTTCATCAAATCCTCCACACCGGGCTTTTTGAGTCCTTCCCTCTTGCAATACTCCGTGTAGGTGGTCAGGGTGACACCGATCATGGTGGGCCCTCCCTCATCCACACAGTATCCTTTATCCAGTGCGCGAAGGAAGAGTTCTTCCACGGTCTCCTGCTTGCGGCGGAGCACGCCCGCCTCCCATCTGATCAGATGGGGTACCAGCAATTCAAACTTGGCCATCTTCTTCCTCCTTTTTTAAGAATGATTGTAATCCAGGGATATCCTTCACAAACTCCACGCTCAAAAGATAGTACAGGAAGTGCATCACCTTGTAGGCCGGTGACTTCTCGGGCAGGATAAGCAGGAGATTGCGCAGGATATTCGTACCGTAAGCCCAGAACACGATATACGTGGTGTAGGAAATCAGGTCGAGCGTCGCATCGGAGTTATGCATCTGTTTGCCCAGATAGTAGAGGAAGCAAACGAGCGCGAAGAACAGGGTCATATCGCGCACGAAGCTCAGGGCCTTGCGCAGCTGGAACCGGCAGTTGTTGGCGATGACATCTGCCAGGATGCCGCACACAAAGTTCATCAGGAAGACCGCGAACAGGGCGTGCAGGTCTCCCGAGAGGGGATGAAGGAAAGCCAGCAACATCGACATGAGCGATGCCAGCACAGCTTTTACATGTTCTACATTCATGACTTTATCCTATATTTGGTTGAACGATTCCTTGCGGCAGCTGCATCTGGGCCTGCTGCTCCTGCTGTTTTCTCTCGTACTGGTCCAGCAAGGCGATGATCTTGCTGGCGTTGGGGAAGTCGCCCGCCTCCAGTGCCACTTTCAGGGGTATCTGTCCCTTCTCTACCATCGAGAGCAACAGCTGGTTGTTCAGCGCACGGTACAGGGGCGAGTCGGATCCCTCGGAGATGGTGACGTCGATATCCACGTCGTACATCGTATCCATGTTGTAGGGGATCGTCTCGCCGGCGATGCTCACCACCTTCTGTCCCGTGTACTTGCACTGCATCACCTTGATAACCTTATAGGCCACATCGGTCAGGAAAGAGCTGTAGGTACGCAGAAGGTCGAGTATCGAGGTGGAGGCCTGGTCTATCTGCGCCTGATAGAGCACACCGCTCTGGCCCGCCTGCTTGCCCTGCAGGGCTGCTTGCACGCCGCTCACATCTTCCATCAGGCTGCGCGACAGCTGGATGATGTAGTCAAAACCACTGGGCATCGTTCCTACCTGTGCCGCATGAGGCTCCTTACCGCCGCGTTTGCTGGTCCAGATAATGCCTCCGTTGGTCGAGGACCATTCCTTGACCATATCGTCGGGGGACATCTCGTCGCTCACCGATTGGTCGTCGATCATCAACGGGCCCTTGGAGGTGTTGCGCATATAGTAGTCGAGGGCAATCAAGTAGTAGTTGAAGTAATCCTGCGAGGGCTGGCACTCCGAGATGAAGCTGTGTATCTGGCCGTCGATGTAGGGATAGGGCTTGATAACGAACGGCTGGAACGATTCGGAGCCGTTCCAGTACGGGCTCTCGCCCTCCTCCAGCACATAGCCGTCGGGGGAGAGGTAGCGGAAGTACCAATACGTCTCGATGCGCCTCTCGTAGGTAATCAGGTTTTCCTTGGCATATCTCTCAGGCTCGATGAAGTAGAGCGCCTCGCCCAGTTCATCCGTCATGGGTGTCCCGTCGGGGTTCCGCTTGATATTGTTCTGCAGGCGTTGGGCGTTGAGCGCCTCGATGTGCTCCTTCTGGTTGTAAGGCACATAATAAGGTTCCGGCTCCAGCGGGTCGTTGCAGAGCCAGGCCTTGCGGCGCTCTTTGGTCCACAGCTCGATGACGCGGCACTTCCCGTATTCGACGGGGGTGAAGAAGTCGGTATTGCGGACCTCGTAGGTCTTGTCGTCCACCGAGAACTGCGAGGCGATATATTCCTTCTCGCGGCAATGCTGGTAGATGTCGCGCAGGCGCTTGTCATCCTCGTCCGAGTGGCTCCACTTGGACAGTACGTCGCTGAAATCCATGTCGTGCAGCAAGCCGCAGAAGCGGATATCCTCCAGACTGTAATCCAGCGAGTGGGGGAAGAAGAAGAAGTTGGGGTTCACGGCGTCGGTCCACACGTCGAGCTTTCCCTTGCGGAAGGCCCAGCTCACCTTGTAGATCACCATGCCGCCGATGATGAACTCCTCGAACTGGCGGGCATCCTTCTCACCGCGTTTGTTGATGCCCATGTTTTTTCTCAGGAGCTCGGAGAACACGTCACCGTATTCCTTCTCCCTGGGGTCAGGGGTGGTGCAGGTGGGCTTGGTGGCATTCAGGCGGAACTGTCCCTGTGTGACACGTTTCACCTTGCCCAGTATGTTGGTCTGGATAGCCGGGATGCCTTTCTTTTTCAGGTACTGCTCCTTGGTCATGGTCTTCCCGTTGACGGTGATCTGCTTGCTGTACTGCTGGCCATAGGCATAGTCCACACACTCGGCGCGTTTGTCACGAAAGGGTTGCAGGCGGCAGAAAGCGTTGTAAGCCGTCTGCAGCCACTCTATGTTACGCCGCTCCCCATCGAAGTTGCGGTGGTCGAACAATAAACTGTCCGACAGGTAACTGTCTTCTTTTCTTGGCATAATCTTCATTTTGTTTGAAAACAAATGTAAGGAATCGGCTGAAGCGCTTAGTAATAACTTGCCAATATTGGCAAGATATGATAAAACACTCCCCATAAGGGCATTACTTTGTAGGAAAAAACAAGCAATATGAGTAAGGAAAAGAAAACAATCTGCGTGGATTTCGATGGAGTCATCGCGCAGTACGGCGGATTTGAAGGTCAGGATAAGTTCGGTGAACCGGTAGACGGTGTGCAGAATGCCCTGAAGGTGTTGAAAGAGCACGGATATACGATCATCGTGTTTACCACACGCAAGAACAGGGCGGCTCTGAGGAAGTATCTGAAGGATAATGATATCACCTACGATGCCATCAACCAGAATCCCGACCAGCCTGAAGGAACCAACGAGGGCAAGCCCATAGCCGACGTCTATCTGGATGACAGAGCCGTGACGTTCAGGGGCAACTGGAAGCGGGCCCTGGAGGATATCGCCATGTTCAAGCCGTACAATACGGAGAAGAAGGATGAGAAAAAGGAGATGAACGATGCGTTTGACGAATATCGTAAGTTTGCCCAAAATAACAAAGGAATTGTATGCGGATAAACATTACCAAAACAGAGGTGTACGACAATGTGGCCGCCCTGACCGCCCTCGTGGCGCGAATGACCGGCGACACAGAGCTTGTATACGTATCCGAGGACAATTATCCGGCGCTCAACGTCTACGTGACCAGCGGCATCAACGAACTGGAGGCTGAGCTGGCCCGTCGCCTGAAGAAAGGGAACATCCTGAAGCTGAGGGACACGTCATCCACCCTGACCGTGGAGCTGGATACCGACAAGGTGCGGATGGATACCAGCGTACAGAACGTGATTGTGACTTCCGTCAAGCTGTATCTGAGCCATTATATCTGTTCGATGTGGCTGGCCACCAGAGAGAGCACCCAGACGGTAGCTGAGGCTTATAAGAGCTCGGCGGCAGGTTTTCTGCAGAGTATCTCCACCGCCCTGCTGCTTAGGGAACAGTTTCTTGTAGACGAGCAGGATTATGAGGACCGGGCCGATGATGCCGCTCGCATGGATGGCGATACGGCCACCGAGAGCACCTACGAGAGGCGCTCTAAGGAAGACGTCCAGATGAACGGTGAGTCCGAAGGAGATAGCACCTATGAAAAGCGCTCCGAGGAGGATGAACGTATGGACGAGGAGATTTCCACCGAGAGCACCTACGAAAAGCGTTCCGAAGAGGATACTCAGATGGATGCCGCATCTTCTGGAGAAAGTACCTACGAGAAACGTTCCGAAGATGAGGACCATATGAACAGCGGTACTTCCACAGAGGGGGGGTATGACAAACGGTCCGAGAATGACGCACGGATGAATGATGAGGCTTCCAGCGCGAACTACGGGAAGAGAGAGGAGGACGATGCCCGCATAGAGGGTGAGGAGGAAGATTCCGGTTATACCCTTCGAGGAGAGGACACCTTCTTGATCGATGAAGATGATGATTATTTCAAGCGTAATTACCGAAAGCGGAAGCACGACAATGCGATAGCCCGTCCGCTCCACCATCCCGACGAGTGTCCTCCCCATCCGTTATTTAAGAATTATCCATCAATAAAACGATAAAATTATGAATGAAGTTCCTATTACCATCAAGCTGTTCAAGAAACAGATTGTTAATGATGTGAGCGTGGACTGCAATGTGATTGGCCGCACGCTTCAGAAGAGCGACGACACCGCCGAACAAGGAGCGGAAATCATGTCGCCTGATGATGAGGCCACCAAGCCTATTGTGGCCCGAAGTATCTCGGAGGGTTTTGCCGAAGTGCGCCGCGTGTGCAAGCGTTATCTGCTTACCGGCCGCGACACGGACGATAACCGCCTGGAGCAAATCGACGAGCGCGATGTGGATAAGGAGACGGTTCAGGCCGGCACTACCGACACCACGTGTACGAAGACGCTGCAGGTGGGCAAGCCTTGCTCCATCGTGATCAAGACGAGTGGTACGGTAACAGTGACCACCAGTACCGGCAAGTCACTGGGCACGGCCAGCGGTGTGGCAGCCTTTGACTATACCGCCACCGCCACCGATGAGAAGATTGTGCTGAAGTCGTCGGGCGATGCCGCCGTTGAGGCCATCGTATCGTATAAGTACGGTGAGTTTGGCACGCTGATCCTGGAGTTGGCCATGCCGAGCAGCTTCAACAAGGGCGTAACGGAAACCATCAAGGCGAACTGCCATCGTATCATAGTGGATTATACCGTACGTTCCCTTCTTTTCAACCAGTATCCCGACAAGGCAGCCTCGTACAACGAGCGCCTGACAGAGGACGAAGAGAAACTGAGAAGTTCTTTGATTTCGCGAGTGGGCATCAACAGAAGAGCTTCTGATTGGAGCTGACGATGTTGTTGTGTGTTTTTCATAGTTTGATATGTTAGCTTTAAGGTAGAGAAGGAGGCCAGCCGCGAGGTTCGCCTCCTTCATTTTTATCGGTACCGCTTTTCGCTCATCACCTGATAATCCAAGCGGATTCCCGTGATATTCTCGGTGGATTTCAGCTTGGTGATTATTGCAAAGCGGAAGAACTTGAACACTTTGCCTATCATACGTATACGCCGTTGGTCGGTAGCGCCCAGACGGAGCCATCTCGTCCCGTCCTGCGAGGCATACAAGATGATGCGCTGCTCCTCAGAGAAAAGGCCCTGCAGGGCGAACTGGCTGATGCGCTTCAGACGGTACGTGTCGAGTTTAAGCGCCCGGGTTAATAACACACCCTCGTATATGGGATTGCTCTCGCTGAACTTATCTGGATCGTATACGCTGGAGGCATCTCCTCCATCGTAAGTGCTATAATCCTCAGAATATTCATCACCATAGGTAGAGGAGGCGTCTCCTCCATCGTACACTTCTGTATAATTACTATCCGAAGTAGAGGAAAACCGCCCGTCCAAATTCACATCTTTTACAGGCAAGCACCTTTTTAGGTAAGCCCCGTTTTGTTCCGGACGACAAAGTTTCATCACGGTCTCATCTTCAAATTGTACGTAGCTGCTCGGATATACGTTCAACACTTGCTTTACAATTCCGAAAGAAGCCGTGTTCCACGTCTGGGTGATGAGGCTATAAACATACGCAGTTTTCCCAGGAAAGAAAATAAAACGTTGGTTTGCATAATCATAGGCTATCAAGCTCGTCTTTAATAATGACTCCAAGCAGGGAGTTGGTATATAAAAATTTTTAGGAATGCTATCCGGCATGTTATCTGCGACTCCATCCATTTGCATGGAAATACATTGTATGCCAGCTCCGTTGGTTGTCATCACTCCACGCTGAGCCACGAAAACCACCTCCTGATCGGTCTGTGTGATCGTGGAGGGCGTGATGCACACGTCTCGCTGAGTGGGGGCGATATTCGTATATCCTCCTTCACTGTTCACCTCGAGCGCGTAATTCCCGTCGCTACAGAACGCGATGAGCTGGTATTGGCCGAACTGCCCCTGGGAAAGGGGTGTGGCCAGACTGGAGATGCCCAGGACAGTGCCGATACCTACGGTGTAGATATTGCTGGCAAGGAACACGAAAGGGTTCCCCACCTGAGACACGTAAATCTTGTTGGACTCGGCAATCGGTGTGTTGTTACGGTCATATTTATATCCGGACAGTTCCGCGTTGCTGCTCCCGCTGCCCAGGTCGGGCCATCCCAGATAGTAGGCTCCCTGCAAATAGGGATGGGAGGTAAGGGGGTAAACCTGCAGGGCGCTGCCTACTTTCTGCACCACAATTTGATATGCTTTGGCATCGGGGTAATAGAAGAAACGCCCATCCCACATCAGGTCGCCCGTGTAGGAAGCGGTGACGATGCGCGTGGTTCCATCCCCGCCATTGATATACACAGAAAGATTGATGGTTCCCTCCGTGCCGCTGTAAGCATATTGGTTCATGTAAGGGAAAGTGAATCCCTCAAAGAGCTGGCGGCTCACGTTATATAGGTGCAAGCGTTGGTTGTAGACATAGGTGCTCTGTGCAATCAGCTTATCGTGGGAACGGTAGTCGTAGCCATCATCCAGCATATCTTTCTGCACCAAGTTGGTGATGGTGTACTTGGCGATATCCAGACTTTCCCATACATGATTGTTCGCCTTGGTGATGAACTCATCCACAGAAAATCCAACAATCTTATAGAACTGCGAGTTCCCGATCAGTTCTTCTGCATAATCCTTGTCACTTTTGAAATCGAGATTAACCAATAGATAACAATACACATCCCCGAAAGACGAGGTAAAATCGAAATCTTTTGTGATATAAGCCTTATCTTTTGTGGTATCATTAGATGCAGCTCGCCCTCCAAAAGCTGATACTCCAAAAGCGGTATAACCTTTCCCTTCCACAAATACTTTCGATATTTCAGAATCGGTGTTATAAGAAAGGGTTTGTCTTGTAGCAAATACATCTATCCCTGATATAATATCTTTCCATTTCGTCAGTTCTGTAGTATCTGAATCAACTACCATGGCCAACTTATGATACATTGTTTTAATACCCATAAGCCCATTTTTAAGTTTATATTCAGTGTATCCAGTATGTTCACTCTTATCACTAACCGTTCCTCGCAAAATCCAACCTGGTTTGGTGGCTGGTATCATCAGCATAGGACAGGTAAGACGTGTATACGTATTACCATCGAATAATCTGTATGCACACCGCACAAAGAAAGGAGCATAGAAGTAGGAGTTCTTATCACATTCTTCAGTTATAAGATTCATCTCGCTGATAATGTAGTTGGAAATAGCCGTGTAAGTAGGATCCTTGTTGGGATCATATTCCTCATCCATGATACGGCCGTCGCTCAATACGTAAAAATCGGGTGATGTATCATGATCCGTAGGCCACTCATTAGAACCCTCATCATCCGAAGAATTATGGTATGGTACACGGATCAACGAGAACCTTACTTTCAACTCAGGCATCTCGGTGCCCAGAAACTCATAAGCGCTGTTGGTCCACAGGTAATAAGCCGGCCCGCTTACGGTGTGTACGATAAGTGTATTGCCCACCGTTGAAATCTTATAAATCTGGTCGTGCTTGCCTATCGAGGTTAAGCTCAGGTAATTGGTGCTCATCCCGCTTTCCTCACACCAGGCCACACTGCCAAGCTCATCCGTGAAGATAAGATGGTTGAACGACGATGAACTGTGCACGGTCTGAAGGGTGTAGCCGGTGAGCGCAGAGGACTGTCCGCGCATGGCCAGCTTGGCCTTCAGGCCTGCCAGTACAGAGGGGCGGAGGCTGCCGTTATGCATCTCCAGCCCGTGGGAGTATGTAAGTTGCCCGTCGGGACTGATATCCGAGTAGGGCGTGAGGTTTATCCCCGAGAATCCGATTTCCTTTTCCATACAATCTTGTTTTTGACGAAGTTACGACAAACGCTGGCATATTTTGTCATATCTTGCCATATTAAGCTCCGTCGAACCAATGGTTTTCCTCGGCGATGGCATGCAGGTCGCGCACGGCGCGATAATCCATCGTGAGCTTGCGCGTGCCGTCGGCATCAGGCTGCGGTGGTCCCAAGAAGCGCATACGCCGTGGCAGCGCATATCCATTTGCCTGGAGCCAGCCCGACACCTTGCGCCACACCAGTATGCTGGGTGAGGTGCGGCATCGGGCTGAACGCAGGTGATGCTTCATGAGGCGCTCCGGGTCTTCCTCGATGGTGATTGTGCAGCTGTCCTTCCCGAACTCCACCTTGCTGAAGGCATCATTCTCGCTGAGGTTAAAAAGCTTCAGCACCCGAACGGGGAAGAACATCCGTCCGTTGGAGTGTACCGTGACGTGGTGTTGGTACTTGGGTATGCCTGTCCTCCGTGACAGGGCATCCAGTTCCTTGCACTGGCGTCTCATCAGAACGGGTGTTTAAGTTTGAGTTTGTAGGCAAGCACCTCGCCCAGGGCATCATCCTGAATCTTCCACTCCTCCATCAGGAAGGTGGCTTTCTCCAGCGTGGGGTCCAGCTTCATCCGATACAGAACCTCGCAAGGCTCCGGGAAAGTATCCATCGGAGCGTACATGCCGAATCGCCGCAGGAATCCCATCAGTCGGTGGTGGATATGGGCCACACTGGTGCGCCTCATATACTCAGGCGGCACGGGCTGCAACATGATGCCCGTGCGGTGTCGCTCGTCGCCTGTCTCCTTCTCGGCTTTCAGGGCCTGCTGTGCGGTGAAGGGAGCGAAGGTCAGGAACAGCCCGCTCTTCATCTTCTCCCTCACAAAGCGGCTCTTAAACCGAAACTCCCGACACTTCTTTCGGTTGATCAGTTGGCACACACTCACATATCCCGTGAATTCGGGTTCCTTGGCGTTCTTACGGCGCAGGGCACGGGTCTCGTCAAGATGCTCCACCCGGTCGGGGTGGATCAGGATGTCTTTTCTCTTTCGTTTCATTTTTGGGGTTGTTAAGAGTAATCGTAATGTTCAAATCCAGGCAAGGTCAGATGTCGGCAAACTGCTTTTTCTCCAGCACGAGCTTGAAGTAGCCGGTGGCCGTACCTGTGGTGAAATCACACCTACAGGGCAGTCCTTTCTCCCAGCAGGCACAAAGCTCGCAAGGACGTCCCTTGATGCGGACCAGGCAAAGCTCCTTGTTGCGCCGTGCCTCGTAGTACCGGAACTCATCCACCTCCTCCCAAGGCACGTCGTCACGGTCCTCCAGGGCCAGTGTGGAGGGGGACAGCTCCGTTCGTTGGAGAGGGGACACAAAGTAATGCTTGACCATTTTGGCGTTCTCCCAGGGTCTCGACACGAGGATGCGTCCGTAATGGTTGTATAGCCGGTTCACCTGCACCTTCCCGTTGGGTATGCAGGACAATTCGGGTATCAGCTGGTTCTCCTTGCGGAGGAAGCGGATAAGGCGAATCAGGAATAACAAAATCTGAGTTTTCATACGCTTATATTTTGGTTTTGAGATTGACGATATGCATGCAGCTTGCTCATGATAAAGCCGCCGGGGCTCTTTATCTTTCCGCTCTGACAGTCCTTGATGAGGCCCTTACATTCGGCAAAGGCGTGGCTGTCCGTTCGGATGAGGCTGACAGCGGTCTGATAGTCCGAAGGCTTCAGGTGGGCCTCCAGATATCGGGTGACGTGAAAGATATCCCTTGGCACTGACACGGGTATCCGCCCCTCGTTCTCCATCCTTTGCAGTTGTTGCAGCACGTAGTAGTAAGGGTTGGCGCCCGGATCGCCTATCCAGCGAAGCAGGGCGTTGGTGCCCACGTGGCTCGCATCGAAGTTGCAGGTGAGGCGCCTGAGCTCGGCCAGATGCTCCTCTTCGACGCCCTTCGCGCGTAACTCGTCCTCGAGAAACTTCGCTCCGGGGTTCCCCTCGTTTCCTTTCCCTTTCTTCAAAGAATCAGAAAATCTCGTCGTCGTCGACCCCTGTAAGGGGGAGTAAGAGGAGGATATATTTTCTTTTCTTTTATAGGGGGGTGTTAACTCGGAAGAAACGGGAGGTTTACTCCGAGTTAATTCGGAGGAAATGGGGGTTTCTTCGGAAGAAACTGCCGAATCGGGCTTGGTTTCTTCGGAGGAAACTCCTGGTGCGGAATCCGATTTTTCGGCTGTTTGAGCCTCTGATTGGTTTACTCCGAGTGAATAAGCTTTGTTTCGGAGTATATTCCCGTTATCTCGCCTTTCCTCGGAATTATCGGGCGTTTGTTCGGAAGGAATCTGGTTTTCCTCGGAGGAAACTGCCGTTTCTTCGGAGGAAATAAGATTGTAGTCGGTGATGAGGCACAAGCGCCGGCATTTGGAGCACACGTTCTGGTAGCGCAGTTGTATGCCGCGCGAGGTGAGCACGCCATGCCGGCGATACATCTCTTCTGAGAGGAAGTCCACTTGGAAGCATCGGGAGAGGACACGGTCCACCAGTTCCTCGTCCACGTCCACATCTTCGGCAACGAAGAAGTTGGAGCCGTCGGGCCAGGCCACATAGTATCCGTTACGATAGATGGTACAGAGTATGTGCAGCAGCACCGCAATGGATTGCGGCCCGCAGGTCTTCTTGATCTTGCGTACCTTCAGGTCCAAGAAGAAGTTGGTGTCAAGGGGGAAATAATCCAGCCCTTGTTTGTTCGGTCTTGCCATATCAGTCGTTATACATTATCAGTTAGCTTTAAATGGAACAGCCCGTGCTTGACGGTATCCCGCAGGAGCAAGCCCTGCTTCACCATCTTAGGTACGAGGTTCCTTATGTACTCAGGCGGGAGAAAAGGCAGACGCTCGTGCAGCTCCTTGTTGGTGCCCAGGAATCCTTCCTTTCCGCTCGCCTCCACGGTGTGCAATATTGCAGTGGTGGGAAATCCGTACTTGACCAGATGCCGCACCTTCAGGCGCAGCACCCCATCTTTCCATTCCCAGTGCTTCATGGCAGACAGGTGGCCCGAGAGCGTCGCTTTCGCTCCGCCAGGCGCCTCCTTGCCAGGTAATTCAACGTTTCGGTACGAAATCCAGTGGCCGGCGATATTAATCCGCTCTTTGGGTCGGTCCACGTCGGATACCCGGATTTCCTTACCTTTCCGCACCACAAGGTCTCCCATGTGTGTGGCGGCAAATTCATCTCTTGTCATAGTATTCTTGACAGATGGTATGTGTGGTTTAACTAATCATAAATGTCGGAATCATTTTATGATCCTGACCTCCAATAGACCGCAGCGTTCGCAGTTGCGGAGGTACTCACATTGGGGACGCGACATGCTTGCCATATCCACACCGGTGGTGTAATTGATGGAAACATGGTAGCCTATCCCCAGATTATTACACGTAGCATTAATAACTTTAAGGTCACGTGTCTTCCAATAGATTTCTACCATTTAGAGTTCAAGGGCGTAAGCGTCGGGGTTATCGAAAACTACATCCAGTCCGCAGGCCGTGGCCACTTGCAGCTCCATCCGGCATCCCTCTGACCTTTCCCATCCCTCCAGGAGGTAGATACAGTCGCACTTCGTCAGGTCGGCAAAGTCCTTCTTCAGGTGTTGGTGTCGGGGAGCGCCCGGAGGCACGCCGTTCTTCATGGGGTTCACGGGGAGCGCCTGCCATCCCTCCAGGGAACGCTGCACTCTCTCAAACTCGTTGTAACGCTCGATGTACTCGTAGCCGGTGATGGGGCCACTGATGTACACTCTCTTGTGTGATAATTCTATAGCCATAATGATATTGTTAAAAGGGTTCTTCGTTTTCTTCCATCCGCTCCTTCATCCGCTCGTATTCCTTGCGGGCCTTCAGGACCGTCTTCTCGCATTCCGCTTTATAGAGCTGCTTGGCCACCCTGACCAGTTCAGGGTCCACCTTGCCGAGGTACTCATTCACCTCTTGCTGGAAGTCCTCCTTGCTCTTGATGACGACATATCGCTGGCCGCCTACACCTGTGTAGGCAAAGAAGCGTTTTTGTGCCTCGCTCATCGAGGAGCCTGCTTTCATCTCGATGCAGAGCGAACCGAACACACCGTTGTTGACCAGCAGTATCAGGTCGGCCACTCCGGCGTTCATGCCTTCGGCCTTCTTGATAGCCGCTTCCGCCTTGTTGCGTTTGGCGCCGTTGGGAACGGCGAACAACAGGGGTGAATACCAGGGATAGGTGTAGCGAAACCAAGCCACACATTCGGCCTGCAGCTCGTGCTCAGGCAATCTTCTTCTAGTCGTCATCATAAGGCCAATGGATTAAGGGTTGATATTCCGAGCGCCCGTATGCGGCGATACACCGTGGAGCGGCAGCAGGCCATGGCGTTGCATAGCTCGCTGATCTGCGCTTTGCCGGCGTTGGCATAGAGGTAGGCGCTGTAGTCTTGCTTGCGCTTATACGCTCTCAGACCCAGTTCCTGGGCCTTGCGGTAGATGCTATAGATGGTGTGCCTGGGCAGTTCCGATTGGATATGCTTGGCCGACATGTAGGGATACTTGGTGACCAAGAGGTCTACCTCTTCCCGTGTCCAGATATTGTTCGGTGTGACCATGGTGAGAAGGTATAAGGGTTAATAACCATATTGATAGGCGTGACGCAATACGTCCTCGCCGTTACATTCCCACGGTGAGTTCTGTCGGGTACCAGGTTTGATCTTGCGTATCTTGTTTTCCGACACCAGGCGTTCCAGCCGATACCGGCTGCCCACAATCTTGGCTGCGGCAGCCTTCGAGAAGGTTGTGCCGGCCACGCGAACTGCATAGTAGAGATTACTCAGCTCATCTATGTCTTTCTTCCAATACATTCCAGTCTCCATATACTATCTTATTTAAATTATAAATTGTTCCCCTTCCTGGAATCGAACCAGGGACGTGTCCTCTGCAAGGAATCTCGCATCCATGCATCGGAGTGCTCTACCTACTGAGCTAAAGGGGATGACCTCGAGCAAATAAACCATTCCTAAAAACTAACTAACCTATGTACTAATACCACACTGTCCTATGACATTAATTATGTAGAAGTATTCATCTCAGGTTGTGATTACGGAAGTTACTTTGATCTTGTGACCACCGTAATGTTCCAGCGCTGCTCTTCGTATATCGTCGTGCCTCTTGCAGGAGGGCGATGCGAAATTGCAGGCACATCTTACCGTTTGCAGCGTCACTCCAAACTGCTTAGCCAGCTTGGAACGATTGCCGTAGGGTACGTAAATTCTGTCCACTAATTTTGTTCTTGTCGCCATAAATGCTTATATTTGAAGGTTTTTTCATTTGTACGCATTGTTGTTTCAACTTTGCATTTGCAAATGTAACAACAAATAGCGATATATTCCAAATATAAACAACGCCAAATGATGTTATTATAACAATAATTAACTATTAAGTCGAACTAATTAACGCTAAATGACGATGGAAGTAAAAGACAGGATTAAAGCTCTTATCGGGCTGAAGGCGAAGTCTGAAAGAGACTTTGCTATTAAAATTGGAATCAGTCAGGCTACCCTTAACAATTATATGTTGGGTAAAAGAAAAATCAGTTTGGAATTGGTGGAGGCTGTATTGAAATCATTTCCAGATGTAAGTGCGGATTGGTTTTTAAGAGGACTTGGTGAGATGCTGAATAGTGAGAATGATGAGAATGTGGAGAATGTAGAGGTAACAGCTGAACCTATAGATGATGAGACTTTTTATAAGCGCATCATAGATGAGCAGCTCGACACTATTAGTGGTCTAAAGAAACGTGTGGCCTTACTGGAAGCTAAGTTAAGTGACGAAGACAAATCTGTAGCATCATAAAAGAATGGAAGTGCTTGTAGTTGTAATATCGGCCTTTGCTGTCTTTATAGCCTTTTATCTATATAGGGTAAAGCGCAAGCTTAATGATCAGCTGATTAGTTCAACTGAATTATCTAAGTATCTTTCTAGGCGTGTAAAGGCTTTAGATGAGGAGAACAAAAGTCTTGCACACTCAATTCAGTCTTTCAAAACTTTATATAGTAATGAAATGCGCGAAGTAGGCAGCCTAAAGAAGAAACTTGATTCTAATGAGCGCTTAGTACAAGAATTAGAGCCACTATCTATGCGTGCAAAAATTTTAGACAAGGAGAATTTAAAACTTACAAGCTCGGTTCAGTATTACAAAACCTTATATGATAGTGAAAGGCGTGAAGTAAACAACTTACAGGAAGAACTTGGTATTAACGAGCGTCTGCTTCGGGAATTATTAAACTGTGAAGATGGTTTTTGTGGCTTCTCTCAGATGTATACGGACTATAAAGATGGAGTGTCAAGTTTAAAGCAGGAAGATCGTGTTAACCTCTATAAATACGAGTATTTACTTTCTATTTTTCCTGAACTCTCGGACTATGTAGACAACTATAATCCTTTTCAGGATAAGATATTTAAGAAAAGGTGCTGGCGTGAAGGTATGACTGTAGACGAGGAGCAAATGGCCCTTGATGAATTTTGTGAAAACGAGAAGAAATCGAAAATCGCCTATGGAACAGCTTATGAGATGTATATAGGGTATCTTATGAGAGATGATGGGTGGACTGTAATTCAATATGGTGTTGAGATGGGCTTCAAAGATAAAGGTAGGGATTTGATTTGTAGTAAGGTAACAGAAGGAGTGGCAAAAGTTTATGTTATCCAATGCAAGAACTGGGCAGAATGGAAGCAGATTCCCGAGCTTTATATTTGTCAACTGTTTGGTACTACTTATGAGTATAAAAAGGAACATGCAGGGGAAAATCTTATAGTCGAACCATTGTTTATTAGCTCTTGTAAACTGAGCGAAGATGCTGTGGAGTTTTGCAGGGTATTGGGCGTAAAATATCGTGTCCTGCCATTCGGACATTTCCCTCGTGTCAAATGTAATATATCTAAAACGGGGAGGAAGATTTATCACCTCCCATTTGACCGTCAGTACAATTCGACGAAAATCAATAAGCCGAATGAAATGTATGCCTGGACGGTGCAGGAAGCGCGTGATGCAGGCTTTGTAAGGGCCAAACAATAGAATCTCCAGTCATTCGGATTTTCCGAACCACTGAACCTTTTATATCTTTCCATGGTTAAATACTAGACCTTATGCAATATAATGAAATGGAAAGAACTTTAAAGAATGTGGTAAAAGAATTGCTATGCAAAGCGGAGTCCCTCCGCCAAGAACGCGATTTAGCGATCAGTCGATGCCAGCGCAACTGCCCCAGGTGTGCTGAGCCTGACTGCCCCAACAGAGTGCTTACGAAGTCCCGTGCGCCTATGCGGCTAGTCATGGGGACACACTGAGAATGTGGTTAGATTACTTTAGATGAGAGGCCGGACCCGCTTTACCAGCAGGCCCGGCCATTTTGCTGACCTCCGCAAAAAGGTCGTGCCGTTTTGCGGTTTCTATTTTCGGAATTCTGTTTCATCCGCCCGCCATCGACGGGACGAGGGTATAGTCAATCACCTTGCGCACGGCGTCGTCCGCCTGCTTCTGCATCACCCGAATGTAGTTATAGATAGGGCGTCCTTTCTTCATGCTTTGGCCGATGCAATATTCGATGATCTCGGTCGGGATCTCCAGAATGAAGGCAAACTGGGCAAACGTCTTGCGGGCTGTATAGAAAGAAAAGGGCGTCTCGATATGGAGCGTTTCATTCATTTCTCGCAGTCCCTTGTTGATGTAGCTTCGTACCGATTCGTAGTTGGAACGTGTCGGAAAAAGCGACAGCTTGCCCTCCTCGTTGATGTACTTGTCGATAATCGAGCGGGCTTCGGGCTGGATGGTGAAGAGGGTGGTCTTGTTTCCCTGCTTGCGCGAGGCCGTCTTCTTACGGGTGTAGGAGAGCACCTGTCCGGATAGGTCCGCCTGCGTGAGGTCCATCAGGTTGATGCCGCCCAGATAGAAGGAGAGCAGCAGCATATCCTTGGCCACCGTCTCGCGTCGGGTGCGAGGGCTATAGGCCACCACGCGATGAAACTGGCCCACGGTGAGGTCCATCAGGCGAGGCTCGCCCGAGGGCATGGTGTAGCCCTTGAAGGGGTGATCATCATACTTCACCATATCTTCCTCGATAGCGGCATTGATGGAAGCTTTGAGTTCGGCCATCAGTATGCGCACGTATCCTTCGTTGTATCCCCGTTTGTGGAAAGCTTTGGTGATGATCTTCTTGACATCGTAGGGGGTGATGTATTCGATGGGGCAGTCGCCCAGTATCTCCAGGAAGATTTTTTTCGCCCCGAGGTACATTTTGGCCGTGCCCTCGTGTCCCTCTTCCCTGAACTGTTCCACCCTCCAGTCAAAGAGCTGGGAGAGGGTGATGTGCGAGGGCTTGTTGACGGCCCTTTCCAGTGCCTCGCGCAGTCCGGGGCAATCGCTATATTTAAGGATATTGATATTATCCAGTGCCTCGCGATATTCGCCCATGAAGTAGGCCAGTTTCTGGTTGAGCTGTTTGGCGTCCTTTCGACAGACCACCTTGCCGTCCTCGAATTGGTATTCGTCGTCAATCTCGATGTGTGTGTTGATGTAGCGTGCCTGTCTTTTATGTGTTAAACAAACATAAATAAACAGTTTGCCGGAGGCCAGACGCCTCGTTGGAATGATTTTTAGTGATAATGATGCCATAACTTAACGTTTTTAATAGTCCAACAAAGAAACAAAACGAGAAACATTTATGTTCACCCGTGGGTTATTTGTGGACTTTTTTTTAAAAGCCGTTAAGACTTTTAAGGCAAAAATTAAGCGGATAAAACCTTATAACAATTTAATTATAAGATGCTTATCCGCTCTGTTGGATTGGTGATCCCGCTGCGATTCGAACGCAGGACCCACAGCTTAGAAGGTCCCACGAGTTTTCTCGATATGGGGATATAATCTCCTTAATGCCAAAATTATTGACACTTGTCACAAAAAATTCCAAAATACATCACGAAAAACATCAAATGCAATTCTCATTCTGCTTTGCATTTCAAATGCAAATGTAAGACAAAAAAGGGAGGTCCGTATGATGGAACCTCCCTTTTTATAATTTATTAAGCTTACCGTGTGCTCAGATCACTATTCATCGAACTTTAAACTCTCGGTGAAAGCTTCGTTATCCAGCATATTTTCCAGTGCTCCGCTGGCGCTGATATACTTTTGTTCCTCCCAAGCCATGTGCCATTGTTCTTCGCTGATATCACTGAGGAATAATTCGCCGGCCTCGGAAGCACTTACGTATTTCGATTTCTTGTCCTTGGCCAAGCACCAGAGGATATACACAATCATCACGGCGATGGCAATTCTGTCCACCTGACAAGCGCAGGTCATCATAATCTCCTCTCGATCGAACACGAGAGGCACTCTTTTAGCAGCCGCCTCCATGCATTTCATGCCGTAAGGGGTGTAGGTGAATGTAACTTCTTCGGCACCATCCTTTGAATTCTTTTGAATGAACTTCTTTTTGTTCTCCAGGAGCCACTTTATCTGCTTCCGTGCCCATTCCTCTACGGAGCTGCCATTCAAGTCCTGTTCTTTCCAATATCGTATCATTATCTTATATACCATAATCTATTTGTTAGTGCGTAATTACTTTGCGAACTTTATTCTATTTACAAAGCTGTCGGCGATTCGAGTGATGTCTTCAAAATATTCTTTTGAAATCCAGCACCTATTCCCGTTACCATACTTCACGAGGTAGCCGGGCTCACTGAACTGCCCAGGCGCTTCGCCGAGCAATCTTCGGGCCTCATTCTCGCCCATGGGCTTTGCCATGACGTAATCTTGAAGATAATACTTCTTAAATTCTTTTTATTTCCATGTGATTATAGTTTTAAGTTCTTCCAAAAGTTGGATATTTCCGCATTCTTATTCTTTCGTCTTATATTGCGAACGTAGTATCTATCTATTTGTTCATCCACGATACACTTGGCGTGCACAACGGCGCTTTCTACCGTCGGATGGCAACGTGTACTGGTATTATACCTCCCGCACAGTTTACATATTTTCTCCCTTTGAGGCTTGTTCACGAAGCAACAGCAGTCTACATCCTCACTCCAATATTTTCGGGGCGTATCGTCATCCGGATGGTTC